CGTTAGAGAGTGTGTTACATCTAGATGGGAGGGTGGAAAAATAATGGAGGGAGATTACTCACAGCTTGAGTTTAGAGTTGCAGGATTTTTAGCCCAAGATGAGCAAGTTTTAGAGGACATAAAAAATAGAGTTGATGTTCATAACTACACTGCAAAGATATTAGGAGTGTCACGACAGAAAGCTAAAGCTGACACCTTTAAACCGCTATATGGAGGTATACTAGGTACCCCCAAACAGATGCAATACTATAGGGCTTTTAAGAATAAATATTCGGGTATTACTAGGTGGCACAGAGAGTTACAAAATGAAGCATTAATGACAAGTAAGATAAAATTACCTAGTGGGAGACAATATTTTTTTGCTAATGTTGAAAGATTAAGAGGTGGAGGTGTTACAAATTCTACTTCTATTAAGAACTATCCTGTACAGGGGTTTGCTACAGCAGATTTATTACCTATTGCATTAATTAATTTAAATAAGCTATTGACAAAGCGTAATCTGAAGTCTATTGTATGCAACACAGTACATGATAGTATCGTTTTGGATGTGTATCCAAATGAAGACGAAAAAGCTATCGAAACTTTAAAGGAGGCTATGTTGTCTATATCTGATGAATGTTATAAACGATATGGCTTTAAATATACAATGCCAGTAGGAATTGAATTAAAAATTGGTAATGATTGGCTTAATATGAAGGAGATATATAACTCAGATGATTGAAAATAATGTAAATGCTATTGCTATACCTACTGATGTAAGTAGTTTAAGTGATACAGAATTAATGAAACTAACAGGACAGTTAGATAATAGTAACCAAGAGGGTTCAGTTTTATCAAGATTGTCTATTAACTACCAGACAGAGGATGAAAATGATAATCCTCTGCCAAGAGGGCAATTCACTTTAAAGGTTGATGGTGATGCAGTGTATTCTAAATCTGCTACTTTTAGACCTTTTATTAGAATGTTTGCTTACAGCTATTGGGATAATAGTGAAGAGGTCTTTACATCAAGTGTTCAAAGACCATCACTAGGTGACCAATTTCCAGACTCTCATGGTACATACAAATGTGGAAAACTATCTAGAGAAGAACTAGAAACTTTAGCTGATGGTGACCCTCAAAGAGTAATTCAAAGCTCTATAAAATGTAACCAAGTTATGTATGGTGTTGCTGACATGGAGGGTAAAAAAGCTGATGGGAAAGATGTTAGCTTAAAACAAATTCCTTGTGTTCTTTATGCTAAAGGTGTTAATTACATACCTATGAGTACTACACTCAAGTCTTTAGCTACTCAAAAGAAACCAATGATAAGAAACAATCTTTTATTATCTACTAAAAAGCAAAAATCTGGTGGAAACACATTTTTTTCTATGGATATTAAGATTGGAGAATCAGTAGCAATGTCTGAACAAGACACTGTTTTACTAAAAGAATTTGCGGCTGTAACAAAGTCTGTAAATGAAGGCGTAATGGAGAAGCATAGAATTGCTGTTAAACAACAAACGAAGAATGGCGACCACTCCCTAGCTATCGAGTTAGACGAATAACAGTATGCTATCTACTCTAATAGAGAACTTTCTCTATGACGCAATTGGGGGGAAGTCTAAACCACTTTCCCCCGAAATCATTAAAGAATTTAAAGAATCTTGTGGTAATGCATTAGAAAAACAATTTAATCAACAGATGGATTGGCGTATTCGTATGTCTGGTTTAGGAAAACCTCTATGCCAACAGCAATTAGATAAAAAAGGTATTAAAAAAGAATTTCAATACAATACAATAATAAAGTTTTTAATGGGTGATTTGCTTGAAGCGGTTGCTATAGCAGTTATGAAAGGGGCGGGAATTGAAATAGAAAAGTTACAAGAGCCAGTGTCCTTAAAAATAGGTGGTATAGAATTAAAAGGCACCTATGACGTTAAAATAAATGGAAGAGTTTGGGATATAAAATCTGCAAGTCCTGCAAGTTTTAATAGTAAGTTTGGAGAATGGGGTAGCTACCATAAAATAAAAGAAAATGATTCTTTTGGGTACATCATGCAAGGACATATGTATAGTGAAGCCGATAACTCACCTTTTGGTGGTTGGATAGCTATTAATAAAGTTACTGGTGAATTTGCTGTTTGTGAAGCACCAGAAGACCAAGAAGAAGATAGAAAAGACATGCTAGAACAAGCTAACGAAACAATTAAAGCATTAACTTCTAACCAGAAATTTGAAAAGTTGTTTACGGATATAGAAGAAACTTATATACCTAAATCTGGTAAGCAAAAAGGTATAAGATTACCTACTGGAAATACTACTTTAGAAACTACTTGTGGATACTGTGAATTTAGGGCACATTGTTGGCCGAAAGCAGTACTACATGAGAAAGTTACATCTAAAGCTAAATCTAAACCCCTAGTTTGGTACAATAAATTAAAAAATACTGAGGTAAAAAATATATGAATGTATTATGGTTATCAAGTCCCTTTCGTAAAGATGATATACTAACTAATAAAGAAGCAATTTGGGTATACAACGAGAATCAATTACATGAAGGTGGTGGTGAAATGAGAGAATTTATGCGAAGTGCAGAAAATTGTCACCCTTTAATAACGAGAGAAACAATAGGTAAAGATGGATATTTTAGAGAAGATAACATAGCTAGAAAATCACGAATGATACACAACTATTTTAATGCACTACATATACGAATAAAACAAGGAAAATTAGCTATATTAAATACAATAGAAATAAATGAAGCTATAACTGAAATGGAAAAACACGCACCAATTTTAGGTGATATATTTTCTAGTAATATAGATAAAACCAATAAATTTAAAATGAAAACTCTTATATGACTTTGAGAAAAGGATTTAGGTCTGAATTTGAAAGGGGGTTTGCCCATTGGTTGATTAAAAGCAATATTAAATACGAGTATGAGAAATCATATGTTGAATACCAACCAAGAATTAAAAGATACACCCCAGATTTTTACCTTTCCAAACAAGATATATTTATAGAAACAAAAGGATTTTTTGATTCCGCAGACAGAAAAAAACATTTACTTGTTAGAGAACAAAATCCTAATATTGATATTAGATTTTTATTTGTAAATGCTAATAATAAACTTAACAAATCAAGTAAAACAACCTATGGTGTATGGTGTGATAAAAATAAAATACTATGGGCAGAAAAAAGGATACCTAAAGAATGGCTGATATAAACACAAAAAATAAGTTAGCAATGGAGACAGAAAAAATGTCTTTGCTACCTAATAGATACTACCTTGTACTACGACCTATAGACAATGGACAAGGGTTTGATGCAACAGCATACGACACAACTGACCCTAAAGAGCCTATACCTTCAGCTTTTTTCGTTTTAAAAGGCATTATGGAAACTCTAGACACAGATTTAGAGGGGCTAGTACAGAAAGGTCAGTTAGCTGTAATGGATAGGATGGTTGAATTAGAAGAAAAGGGGGATAATGTTACCAGTGATATGATATCTGATAACATAGAACAAGTAAAAATAGGAAAATTAAATTGAGTACAATAACAGAAAATAAAGCTACTACAGTTAAAAAATTAAAAACCCATGATTTTTCTATAACTAATTTTAGAAAAGATTTATCTTATGGAAAGAAGCACGAGAGACTAGTAATGAAATCTAGAATGGACTATGAGTTAAAAACAGATAGATTGGCTCATAAAACAGGAAATGTGTTTGTTGAATTTGAATCTAGAGGCAAGCCTAGTGGTATATCTACTAGTAAAGCGGGTGTTTGGATATTTAAAATTGTAAGTAAGGGAGATAGACATTTATTTTCTATTGAAATTCCTTTATCAAAATTAAAAAAAAAGGTAGACAATAAATACAATGTTATGCTAGGTGGGGATAATAGAAGTTCCAAAGGGTATTTAGTTCCTATAAAAGATTTAATTACTTTATGACAGTAGAGTTTTGGCAGTGGTGGATTTTAGGTATGGTGACTATTAATACAGTAATTAATAGTATTGTTTTTGTGGTAGGTCGTAAGTTTAAAAAGGATAAGAAATGATAGATGAAATTAAAGATTACTTTTATTGCTTATGTGAGCGTTATGGAGGTAAGGTAAGTAATTGGGCTTGGCATAAAAGATGGAATAAAGGGAGAAGAAAATGATTACAAAAGAATGTTTAGAGCAAGCAATAGGTTTATCTAGTGTAGAAAGACAAAAAGATTATGGAGATAAGGTAGAAAATCATAGTAACATAGCTAGAATGTGGTCAGCTTATTTAAAAGTAAAAATAGAAGCCCATGATGTAGCAATACTAATGACTCTATTAAAAATAGCTCGTACTAAATTGGGTGCAGTTAGTGAAGATACCTATATTGATATGGCTGCATATAGTGCCATAGCAGGAGAAATTAAATTTAAAGAAGGAGGAAAAGAATCAGAAGGAGAGAGAAGAAGTAGAGAAACTGCAGATTATATTAAAAAAATAAACAAAAAAAAAATGGAGAGATAAAATGAATTATATAATTACCCAAGACGAATTACAAAGCATATTAAAGTATATGTTTACAAGACCTTATGGAGAAGTTGCTCAAGGTATTGCTGTACTAAGTAAACTTCCTAAACTTGACGATAAAATTAATCCTAGTTTTATTAGTGAAGAGGGCAAAAAAAATGACACCAAAAAGTAAGGAAGCAATTATCTTCAGTACCGTAGTGTCAATAAATAATAATGGGGAGTTAATTACAACGCATGAGTCGTTGCCAAATAAAGAAGTTTTAAAAGAACTTGGTGACGACTACTATGCTCATTTAATATCTGCAATTGTTACTCATTGCAAAGCAGATTCTTTTCATTTTGATGACCAGTTACGCAATCTCTTACGCAGTATTTGACATCAATCCTGTATTCTGGTCTGTTAATGTCCCCAAAGGAGCCATTGTGTTACTAGCCATTGCATCACTCATAGGTGTTGGAACATCTATATTTTCTGGAGTCATATCCTCAACAGCCGTTTCTATTTCTTCAACAGTTTGAGCAGGCCCTCCTGTAGCTACTACAGGTTCTTTAACTTTTTGTTCTTGTTCTAATGGAGTCTCTGGAACTTTAACACTTTCTTTCATTAATCCTGTTATCATTGGTGTGGATTCTTTACTAGGATTCCCCGATATATTTCCATACTCTTGTAAAAGCTGACTAAAAGTTCTGTCTCCCAAAGCTACTGATAAATCATTTGCAACTAATCCTCTTGAAACATTTCCTTCCATTGCCATAGTAGGAGGTATTCCAACACTTTCTGTTTGAAGTTGTGTTATTAGTTGGTCTGTTACTGGTGATGACATTAGTTTACTCCTAGTTTTAAATTATACATTAAGGATACATCATCTTTCCAATTTGCTACTATGTTAGATGTTTCGTTTAAGTTTAGTTTGAATTCTTTTTTTACTAAGGCAATATTTGCAATTGCAGTTGATGTGGCTACAATATTATAGGCATTAGGAGATAAGTTATCCTTTGCTATGCTGTTAGCAGTATTTGACATCAATCCTGTATTCTGGTCTGTTAATGTCCCCAAAGGAGCCATTGTGTTACTAGCCATTGCATCACTCATAGGTGT